GTTCACTTAACCAAGGAAGCATTATGAAAGACTTAATTCGGGTTTTAACACCCTGGGGACACGGCATATGTCCTCCTCCCAACAAGTTCCGTGGGCGGGAGAAGTTCATATTACCATATATAGAGGGGACGACATCCATGGACTCAGCAGCACCTCCATCTTCAGTACCTTTCGATACAGGAAGAGGGGCTGCTGGAGCATCACCATCAGACGTGTAATGCTCATACAACGCCTTAGTTTGATTTGTCATCCATTCTGCTGCTGTTGCTGTAAAGGCTTCTGCATGCTTTTCGGCATACTTACGCCCTTGTCGCAACAACTCATCAGCTACCATAGAAGGTATGCCTGATTGAAGTTTGAGGGAGGATGTGAAACCATCGCGAGCAGCAACGGGTCCAGCCACTTCAACCCCATTTAACCTAGCAAAAACTGCTACTTCTACCGTCTTGGGTGTTGTGGAACTAGTGGAGAATATATCACCAAAACCAACTATTTTTAATGAATTCAACGCATTAAGCGATTTATCTATAGCCGATTCCGTGGTGTGATCATACTCTAACCATGTAGTATTAAACAACCAAGGTATAGTAAGTTCAGCTTCTGGCATAGAAGCTATATCTATCAACATACAATCCTCATGAGAAAGCCAACCATAATCCAAGTTCGGATTTGTGGCATGTCTTGAGGGAGTCGAAGGACAGCCTGTAATTGCAAACCACCCATAAGTAAAGGGTGTGGCGGTTTGCTGAATTCGCCAGGTTATTGATTCCCATTTCATATATCTAAACGTAGCCATGGCTTGTGAAATCGCGGGCAACGTTATGAGCGAAGAAGGATTAACTTGAAAAATGAAAGGTCCATCAACCGAGGTCAGTTGAATGGGATCATTAATCTCGTATTCTCGCTCAAGTATTTGAGTGGGAGTTTGTGAAAGAAAAGGAGACTTATCTCTAGGTTCTGGTATAGACTTTATCCTAGATTTAATCTTTGCCTCTTCAACCACGAAGGTAGACAGACCTTGCACTGTTTCGGTGACCGTTTTTTGGGTCGGATCACCAAGGACCAACTCGCCATCTTGGGCAGCGGAGTAGAATAAGCGTATCAACACGGACGCTCTCCTCGGACGTGTTGCGCATTGTCCAATCAGAAGGGGCACTCAAGAAAAACTAGGACATGTAATTCCAGGTATGCATCCCTTCCTACATTTGCTCAATTTCAATTCGAGAGCTAGAAACGGATGAGTTTAACGGCATCCCAGGCCGGGGTCAATTAATCTAAGAGACAGCCTTGAGACCACCTTTCATAGTAGTACTCATAAGACTTACCTGTGTAAGGAATATTATATATCCTACAATACTCCTGTAAACGCAGAGTGTTCTTAATAAACTTCTCCTGGCCATGATGGAAAAATTCCATGGCCGCTTGCTCAACATTAATCGCGAGCTGTGCTGAAAAAGAGACCCCTTTGACGGGCTTGCGCAACCATAAGACCATGCCATGAATAGAGGCTTCATCTAAAGGCGCAAAAACGCGAGTTCCATCCTTTACAAATCGACGACAAAGAAAAGTCATCTCTTCGAAGGTCATGTAATCGCCTGCAATAGCTGTTTTTTCTGGTGTCGTGTACACCATACCAAAGTTTTCGAAAATAAATTCTGCTAACAATGGCATAGTGAACAATCCTTCGAACATGTCAGCTACCGTCCACATGTTGTCATCTCCGTAGAATTCACAAATAAGATATTCTGAGCGAATTAAATCACCTAATTCATGAGTAATACAAAGATACCGAAAGAACGCATTAAAGATAATGCAATTAACAAATGAATTTAAGAATCCAGTCAACCATCCTCCGGAAGAGTTCATCCAATCCAATTGGTATACCTCTCCATTAATAACCATGAGTGGTCCTATTGCGCTATAACATGCGCATTTAAGACACCACAACATAAGAGGATC